TGAAATGCAGGCTCACCTTAATTCAACCACTGGTGCGCATGGCGTAACAGGGGCAATCGTAGGTACTACAGATACTCAGACATTGACTAACAAGACTTTAACTTCGCCAACTATAAATTCAGCAACGTTGCCGACAGCAACTTTAACTGATCCTACTGTTACAGATGCAATAGTTAAAGGCATGGAAGAAAATATCAATGTCGTTGCATCGGCTGCAACTGGCACTATTAACTTTGATGTATCTACCGCATCTGTCTGGTACTACACCTCAAGTGCCACAGCAAACCATACGCTTAATTTCAGATACAGCAGCAGCGTTGCCCTTAATACATCGCTAGCAATTGGCAGTTCAATTACACTTGTTTGGCTTAATACCAACGGCGCAACTGCTTATTATCCAAACGTAATTCAGATTGACGGAACTACGGTTACTCCAAAGGTAACATCAGCAATTAGCGCAGGCAATGCCAGCGCAATTGATGCTTACGTATTTACTATTATCAAAACTGCTTCAGCTACATACACAGTTTTTGAAACACAAACCAAATTCGCATAAGGGGAAAAGATGCCAATACTTTCAGCGTTAGCAAATTCATCTGCTGGTGCGTATAGATTCCGTTCAAATAACGCAACTCCAACTGTTGAATACTTAGTTGTCGCTGGTGGTGGCGAAGGTGATTCAAGCGGTGCTGGAGCAGGTGGTTTTAGAACTGCAACAGGATTCTCAGTTGCTTCGGGAACTGCCCTAACTGTAACTGTCGGCGCAGGTGGTTCAGGTGGTGACGGAACTGGTCGCGGAGCTTATGGCAATAATTCTGTATTTTCGACCATAACTTCTACGGGTGGTGGCGGCGGTCAAACAAGCACCGAGGCTGGTCGAAGTGGCGGTTCGGGCAGCGGTGCTGGCAGCGCAACAAGTAATCCTACGGCTGGCGGTGGTTCGGGGGGTGCTGGAACTTCAGGGCAAGGTAACGCTGGCGGTAGAGCAGACGGTTTTGATGTTGGTGCAGGTGGTGGTGGCGGCGCGGGAGCCGTTGGTGGAAATGGCGGCCTTTCAACTGGCGCAAGTGGTGGCGCAGGAACTGCATCATCAATTACTGGAACATCTGTCACTTATGCAGGTGGCGGTGGTGGTATTCCATACAATGCTGGAAACAATTTTGGAGTTGGTGGCACTGGTGGTGGCGGCAACAGTCGAGGTTGGAATGGTAGTGCAATAATTGCTGCAACAACAGGAACCGTAAACACAGGCGGTGGTGGCGGTGGTGGCGGAGCAGGTCAAGGTGCAGCAGGTGGTTCGGGAATTGTTGTAATCCGTTATGCAAACACTTACTCTGATGCAGCAACCACAACAGGTTCACCAACATTTACCAACACAGGCGGTTACAAAATTTACAAGTTCACAGGAAGTGGGAGCATAACTTTCTAATGGCACATTTTGCAGAGATAGATAAAAACAACATTGTTAAACAAGTAATTGTTGTGAACAATGAAGTTCTTAAAGATGAAAACGGTGTTGAACAAGAGTCAATTGGAGCGCAATTTTGCGTTGATTTATTAGGCGGCACTTGGATTCAAACAAGTTACAACGCAAATTTCAGAGGACAATTTGCTGGCATTGGTAACATTTATGATCCAATAAATGATTTATTTGTAACACCTAAACCTAAAGAATAGGCAATGTGTAGGCAGTGTGAAAACTGTAGTAAAGAACATCAACACGATGCTCTTGCTGGCGTAGATTTTATGGAATCAAATGAATTCATCTAAGGAGTAAATATGACCGACGCGTATAAGCAGATCAAGGTACGTCCTGTAGAACCAATTGGTCAACCTGTTTCCATTGGTAATTCATTTGTCAATACATCTAACGCATACGACTGCGCCATAGGTGGCTTGCCATTCTTCTTTGGTATCTCCGATAAGTATCCATACAAGCGTGAGACAACGCCATATCGTAAGCAACAGATTGACCAGCAGAAAGAACCAGGTGAGCAATCGCTCACAGGCTGGTGGCTACGTTCTCAATCATCATTTCATTACGGAGCTGGTATCCGCTTTCAGGAACCAGTACAAGGTGAGACAGTACCGTACCGCTTTAACAAGAGCGCAGGTGTTGATGTATTTAACACAGGTAAAGTCACGCTGCTTCCAGATGTAGAAGTATTAAAATCTGCTACCAATACCAACATCATCCTAGAAGGTGGCGTTGATGCCAACGGCGTAGATGTAGTACTGATGGCAGATGGATCTGCCCTTTACCGCATCACTTCTACTTCAGCTTCGGCTGCCCTTACTTGGGGTGGCTCAGGCACGATCTTAGATGTAGCCCAAGATGGCCAGAACTACTACGTTGCTAATGCAACTGGTATCTACAAAGGCCCACTGACAGGTGCTACCAACGGCACACTAATCTTTACTCACCCAGCATCAGTAGGCACAGTTACTTTCGTCAAGATGAACTGGGCCAAGCAGCGCCTTATTGCGGGCATTAACAATTATATTTTTGAAGTAACGCCTGTCACAAGTTACACAGTTACTAACAGTCAAGTATCTAATAACGTAGTTACTATTCATACAGGCTCTGTAGCGCATAACTTTGCAGTTGGTTCTGAAATTGTAGTAGCTTCAGTTGCTACTAACCCAACTTATTACAATGGCGTATGGCAAGTAACTGCTATTACCCCGACTACAGTTTCTTATTATCATAATAATACTGACCATGTGTACACAACACAAAGCGCTGGAACCGTAGCCCTTAACGTTAACAATGATCTTCCAATTTATGCTCACCCAAATGCTAAATGGAAATGGACTGGCATAGCAGAAGGCCCTAACGCTATTTATGTTGGTGGCTACGCTGGTAACTCATCAAGCATCTATCGCCTAAGCCTAGACACACAAGGCAATGTTCCATTGCTTAACAAATCTGTTACCGCAGCTGATTTACCAAATGGCGAATACGTAACTAGCCTTGCTTCTTACGTTGGCAAGTACATGGTCTTTGGCACTAACAAGGGTGTACGCATAGGACAGATTGATACATCAGGATTTGTATCATCTGGCTACATTACCTATGGCCCGCTAACAGTTGTAACCAATGGTTATGATCCTGCTTCTGGCACCGACCTTACAGGCAAATCAGTAGATGCTGTTATGTTTCAGGATCGCTACGCATACTGCACTGTAAGTAATTACATTGATAATGGCGATGGCACATTCTCATCTGGCCTAGTAAAGATTGATCTATCCAAAGAGATTGCTCCTAACCTTGTGGCTTACGCCACCCACCTGCGTGTACCTTCAACCAATGACGTTACAGATGTAGCAGTTTTTGGTAATAGCAACAAGATTGTTATTGGCGTTAAGAGCCTGGGTGCTTATGTTCAGGCAAATAGCCTATGCACCAGTGGCTACCTTCAGACTGGCTTGATTCGTTACTTAACGCTTGAAGATAAGCACTTTAAGTTAATCAAAGCTCGTATTCAATATCCAATTACAGGCAACGTTAAAGTATCTACAGTAGATGCTTCTGGTTCCGTGCTGGACATATTGACTATTACTCCAGACTACGATGCCACCCAAGATATAACTACTGGCATACCTACGCCAGCAGAATCAATGGCTTTCCGCTTTACCTTGTATCCGCTATCAACTGATACCACTAAGAGCAGTGTGCTAAATGGTTATCAACTCAAAGCCTTGCCTGCTGTAAAGCGTAATCGTACCTACACCATTCCGATTCTTAACTTTGACTTTGAGGGTGACAGATACAACATGGTTACAGGCTACGAGAACCGTGCTATCGCACGTATCCAAGCCTTAGAAAACATCGAGACACAGGGCGACGTCATCGTCTATCAAGACTTTACCTCTGGAGAAACACTTCAAGGGGTAATTGAATCACTGCAATTCGTCCGCATTACACCACCTGAGCGCCGCTTTACTGGCTTTGGTGGTTTGATCTACGTCACGTTCTGTTCAATCTAACACATAAGGAATACTGCAAATGTCATCTGATGTCGCAACCATTGTCTATTCATACTTCTTTGTTATTGCCGCTTTGCTTACTGGCATAAGTTTAATTGCAAAGCAAACTATTAAGAAACACACCGAAGTAATTGAAGACAAGTTAGCCCGTATTGAATATGCACTTTACAATGATGGCAAGACAGGTCTTATTAACAAGGTTGAAGAACTGTTAGAAAATCAACAGCAGATTAAGATTGACGTAGAAGTAATGAAGGCAAAGGCAGAATTATGAGCGAGACAAGCCAGAACGGTTGGCCAGCTAGCAAAGACCCTAACGCCATCCATATCAAGCCATTTCCAGTGGCAGGCACAGACCTTAAACTACGCTGTGCTGAGGCTTGTGGGCCTATCCTGGCGGCTTTTGCTGCCGAGTTTCATACCCTTGTAGAGCCTATTGATAAAGGCACCTTAGATGACTGGGGATACGCATACCGTCCCATTCGCGGGCAATCCACTGGCCTGTCTAACCACGCCTCTGGCAGTGCGATAGACCTTAATTCTGCCAAGCATCCGCTTGGAAAAGAAAATACTTTTACCCCTGCCCAGCGCAAGGTACTGGATGTTTTATGCAAGAAATACGGCTTACGTGCAGGCTATACTTATACTCACCGTAAGGATGATATGCACTTTGAAGTGGTGGAAACACCAGCAGAAGTTAAAACTCGTATCACTAAACTAAAACTAAAGTAAGGAAACCAAATGGAAAAGTTTTACACAATTCTAGGCACTTGGTCTAGAGCATTTATTGCTGCTGTAATTGCATCATATCTATCAGGTAATACTGAACCTAAGGTAATCGCGGCTTCTGGTCTAGCAGCTGTGCTGCCAGTTATCCTTCGTTACTTAAACCCAAAGGATGCTTTCCCAGCATCAAATCCTGTGAAATAATAATTTAATAGTTTTATCCTTAAACCCCCGCCTTAACTGGCGGGGGTTTTTTGGTTTTCCTAAGGGGATTTCCAATCCCCTTTTATCAGGATCGCACTCGCTGACGCTCGTAGTATAAAA